AATATGTCGAGAAACTTCCTACAATCGCTGAAGCATTCACTGATTCGGATACCACGATTGTGGTGCAGGATTCGAAGGCGGGTTGGGCAAAGGCTTTCAGGGAACTCGTCTCTCTTCTTATTGGAGGTCAAGTACCCCAATGGGATTTGTCAAAGGTTCGCCCTGCGGGAGCAAGACTTAAAACTTTTGGAGGTCGTGCGAGCGGACCAAAGCCATTGGAAGATCTGTTTAGATTCACCGTTGACACCTTTAGACGAGCCTCAGGACGAAAACTTACTAGCATCGAATGCCATGATATCGTCTGTAAGATTGCGGAGATTGTCGTTGTCGGAGGAGTCCGACGTTCTGCTCTCATCTCCCTTTCAAATCTCACAGATGAGCGAATGAGGGATGCAAAGACAGGTGCATGGTGGAATAATAATCCACAACGCGCACTTGCAAACAACTCAGTTGCATACAAGGAGAAGCCAGAGATCGGCGTGTTCATGGACGAGTGGGTTTCCCTCTACAAGTCCAAGAGCGGAGAGCGCGGAATCTTCAATCGTGCAGCAGCACAGAAGACTGTGGCAAAGTTGGGTGATCGCCGCGATCCGAACTATGAGTTTGGAACGAATCCATGTTGTTTGGATGGAGAAACTCTTGTTGAAACCAATGTGGGACAAGTGGCTATATCTCAAATTGTTCAAGATCCAAATGGGTATTTGGTTCTTTCATACAACCATGAAACAGATTCTGTGGAGTATACAGAAATATTGAGTGGGGATATGACAAGACCAAATGCAGAGATTATTGAGATTGAGATTGAAACAGATAATGGATCTACAACCATCAGATTGACTCCAGACCATCAAGTGTGGACAGAAAATCGTGGATATATTGATGCGACAGACCTAACAGAAAATGACACACTTTGCATTTCCGATACTTATACATATGGTGCAGGGATTTACACCAAGGAGCCAATGTATGCTATCCAAGAAAACTATATCCGAGATACGGGAGTGGAGGACTGAAGCACTTACTAAAAAGTGTGTGGTCAACCAAACAAAAATACCAAGCGAGCGGCAGGAGTGGATCAGTAAAAATCCACTATCACAGACTTGTAAAGAAGAATTGATTTCGTATTACAATTCTGGGAATGGGTTCAAAATCATTGCAAAAGAACTTGGGCTGTCGTATACTCAAACAAGAAGATTTTTGATGGACTGGTTGGGAGTTGACACACGAAAAGGCACTTCGGTCGTTACTGATACATTGCGTAAAAGAAGAAGCGAAAATGTAAAGGGTGAAAAAAGTCCATTTTTTGATTGGTTGACCAAAAGACCAGAGCAAGCAAAAAAACAAACGAAATCAATTCAAGGTTGGTATAAAAGAAAATCGGGAGAACTAATTTGGTTGCGAAGTTGTTTAGAATACATTTATGCAAAATGGCTTGACTCAACCGATGTTGATTGGAAAACCGAAGCCAAAGTCATTCACGGTGATGGAGAAACATATAGACCAGATTTTTTCATCTACCAAAATGGAGAACTTAAGAAAATAGTGGAGATAAAGGGAAACTTTTTTGACAATAGAGATAACAGATCGGAAAAAGCAAAACGAGTCGCGCAAAAACATGGAGTTGAGTTGGAATTAATATTTGACATAACTCCTTACTTAGAACAAAATAGTTATTATCACAAGGAACTGAAAATATGGAAGAATCAAGTCAAACTATTCGCGGAAAAGTAAAGTCTATTCGGAAATTGTCCGAAAAGGTGGATACATTTGATATCCAAACCCCCAACAAAAATTTCTTCGCGAATGGAGTTTTGGTTCACAATTCTGAAATCATTCTTCGCGATTGTGAATTCTGCAACCTCACTGAAGTTGTTGTTCGTCCCGAAGACACTTACGAATCACTTTCTCGCAAGGTTCGACTTGCATCAATTCTAGGAACATGGCAAGCATCTCTTACACATTTTCCATATCTCTCATCGTCGTGGCAAAGAAACTGTGAAGAAGAAGCACTTCTTGGTGTTTCCCTCACAGGCATTCTTGATAACAAGATGATGCGTGGGGAGACTGGTTCATTGGAAAACATTCTCATGGGTTTGAGGGTTGAAGCACAAGAGACAAACAAGGCTTGGGCAGCAAAAATTGGAATCAATCCTGCTGCGGCAATCACTTGCGTCAAGCCAAGTGGAACCGTGTCTCAGTTGACCGATTCGGCATCTGGCATCCACCCTCGTCATAATGAGTACTACATCCGTACCGTTCGTGCGGATCGTAAAGATCCTCTGTGTCAGATGATGATCGATATGGGATTCCCCGCAGAGCCTTGTGTGATGAAGCCAGACCATACGATGGTCTTCTCGTTCCCAATGAAGGCAGAGGGTTCTATCACACGCAACGACATGACTGCAATTGAACACCTTCAGTTGTGGCTTGAGTATCAGCGTCATTGGTGTGAACACAAGCCATCCATCACCATCACCGTGCGTGAACATGAATGGATGGATGTTGGGGCATTCGTGTATAAGCACTTCGATGAGATCAGTGGTATTTCATTCTTGCCAATGGACTTGGGTACATACCGACAGGCTCCTTATCAAGATTGCACCAAGGGTCAATATGAAGACCTTCTTGCAAAGATGCCAAAGGATGTTGACTGGTCTAATTTGAAGCAATATGAGAAAGTAGATGCCACCGCAAGTTCGCAGACATTTGCTTGCTCTGGTGATAAATGCGAAATTGTTGATCTTACCACTTGACAGTGACATAAATATGATACAATGTTCATATCAGACACCATGGTGGTGACTGTGATATCTAAAAAGGAGACAGAATGAGAAACTTTATCGTTGGTTTGGTTGCAGCCGTGTCGTGTGGCTCAGTAGCAAATGCAGATTTCATTGTAGTAAACAATCCAGTTGTTGACACGGTTGGCTTCTACTCTGATGCATATAAGTCAAGTGGCTCATACACTTATGCACAAAGTGGAGCGCAAGGTTTTGATCTTGAGGATTCATACACAACTTCTTCATTGAAGTGGTGGGGTTCTTCGAATGGAATCAATGGTCAAGGTATTGGAAACATTACTGCATTCCAAGTTATTGTGTGGAGTTCAGACTTTAGTTCGCCAGTTAGTTCAACCAGTATCAACATCAGCAACATTTCTGTTGTCGATACAGGCGAATTCAACTTCTTTGGTGAATCAGTTTATGAATTTTATGTACCATTTGTGACTCAACTCGCTGCTGGTTCATATTACATGAATATTGGTGCTTACCTCAATGACTCTGCTGGCGATCAGTTCGTGTGGTCACAAGGTCAGAATGTTCAAGACTTCTGGTTCACCGATGATAATGGACAGTATAATTGGGGAGATTGGCGACAACTTCCTACATTCATTGGCAACACAGCGGGTGGAGCATTTGTGCTTTCTGCTCCTGCTCCTGGAGCAATTGCTCTTCTTGGCATTGCTGGCTTGATTGGTCGCCGTCGCCGCTAAATACATTTAGTACCCCGCTTGAGATAGCATCTCTTGCCCGACAACCCCCGAAAGGGGGTTGTTTCTTTTGGGATATAAATAGTGGAAAGGAGACATACTCTATGAGAAACTTAATCGCGTCGGTGGCATCACTCTTTGTAATGACTTCTGCCTTGGCACAGACAAATCCAAATGCAAAAATAAACCTAGAAGTAGTTGCACCTGAGACGGCAGTTGCAGTTGGTGAAACTTTCGAAGTGCCAATTATGATGGTGGCTGCCACCGAACCACAGAGATACCTCGTTTCCGACATCATCTTTGGTTGGGATCAAACCAAACTTCAATTTACTGGATTGAACCATGTCGGTTCTCATCCACTGATATGGGTTCCACCAAGTGGAATGCCATGTCCTGCTGGATATGTAAATTGTCAGGGTATCGGTGGAGACTACACTTTGATCAACGAAGCAATTCCACCAGCAGATGGCAACGGACTATACTACGGATACGGTGCGCTTGGATATGTCTTCATGGTGAATCTAGAACCAGTTCAGATCGTTCGCTTACAGTTCAAGGTTCTTCAACCATTTGTAGAGACGCAGATAAGAATTCTTCCACAGTTCACCACTACAGTCAACAACCAACCACTGGTCAACAAGACTGTGGTTTATGGAAGCAATATTCCTGGTCTTTCGGTCCTTGGAACCATCACCGATGCAGTCATCACGGGTGTTCCTCAGAACATCGTCGGAGACATTGATGGAAATGGTTCAGTAGGCTCGGAGGACATGGCAATGCTCCTTGCAGCATGGGATACTCAGTCCTTCAAGAGCAATCCTGCCGACCTCAACGGCGATGGAACCGTGAACTCGGAGGATCTAGCCATCCTCATCACGAACTGGTCATAAGCGGATATTTGACATCCGCATGTGCAAACCCCCCGCTCTTCACACGGGGGGTTTTGCTTTAAGGATTTGGTGTTCTATATTTGATATGGAGTATAGGCAGATGTGATACATTTTCTATTTTTATGTTTTTACCAACAGCCTGTTCTTCAGCCACTATTGCTCGACTTAATTCAAGGTATTGATATTCAGTACTGCCATCTGTCTTGGTATTTGAAGCAATGTCCCCATCAATTCCGTCTGCAATAGAGAGAACCTGATAGATTCCATTATTGGATGTGGAATCACTTATTCTTACATAAGAACCAGCAGTGATTCCTATGTTTGGTGTTGCACCAAACAAACGTGTTCCTTGAATTGGTACTTTATATGCAAGAAGATTCTTATTGCCAGTGTTTATTGGATTGATGAATCTTAAATGCATCTTTTGTGGATCGGGTTGAGAATCAGGAATAATGTAACGGGGTGTTGATGGATCTAAATCAGTTAGATAATTTATATCGTTGGATGCGACTACTCCATTGTGATCATATCTTGGTTTTGTGGTATTGAATATAGAATTTCTTCCGCTGGGAGCCATTCCCTGAAGAACAATCTTGTTTCCGTTTTCTATAAGTCCAACAAACTTTCTGATATTATTTGTACAGGTTATAATTTGTGGGTTTGTTCCTGCATTTGTTTTACTTGCGCTTGTAAACTCGCCATAGGAATTAATATTGCAAGTTATTCCTGTGGCTAGAGCCTGCAATTTTCCAATTTTAGCCGCCGTTGTTGGTATTCCCGTTACAAGATCAACATAAGATAATCCTGTAGCCCCACTTGATAAAGATAATCCATCCATCTCATTGCGCGTAAGATCAATGTAGGTGTGGTGTGGTGATTTACGGAATGATATCTGATTACTAGTTAAAGAATTTGTTACTCCTGCTTCTTTACTGTGGAATGAGATATAGGAAAATAGTTTATAAAAATCCCCAAAGTGATCACCTTCAGCATTTAGATTTGGTGGATATCCCCTATCTCCCCATTGTTCCGATGTTATTTCGGGTTCTGCAACATATTTGTATTCCCCAAACTCTGTGCTTGGTATTGTTTTACCATGAAGAATTACCGCAAATGTTTTTCCTCCGGATACTCTAACATCGGACTGAAACTTAATTGCAAGATTTCTAACATCCATGGAATTTATAGCACCTTCGCGTGGATCTAGAGTCACATCAATAGTCCCACCGGTAACATATACACCACCCTGATTTGGTACTTCTGTACTGTTTCCAGATGCTTCGTTACTCCTACTTGGACCAATATCTGGATTGTCTGGTGGTGGGTCTGTAATTTCTTTTATACGTTCAAGATAATTTGGTATTTGAACTATTGAGTTTGCAGAATAAAAAGAATCTGCTCCATGAGTTGTTGCATTGAACGTATCTTTACTTGCCCAACTAATATCTTTTTTGATATCGGTTGTGGTAAGACTAATCGTAATTGGATGATTAGAGGTTGGTGGCTCATTTGTTTCTGCTTCCACATCGGCTCTTTGATCATATATCAAGAATGAACCAGATGCTTCAGAACTTAAAGGATCTGTCACCCAATAATCTGGACGATTCAATGTGATCCATTTCTGTCTGCCATGTGTAGTGTCGTACGAAGTGTTAAAGGATGTGTCTTTAAAGAATAGTTTGTCTAGGTCAGGAT